TATAAATGGAGAATGTTATGATAATAGACCTTGTAATTTAAGATTACTTTGTCCAAACTGTCATTCGCAGACAGAAACATTCTCATCAAAACAATCATTAGCGAGAGTGGTGTAATTGGTAGCCACGTTGCTCTTAGAAAGCAATGCTGAAAAGTGTAAGGGTTCGAGTCCCTTCTCTCGCACTTGACAATCAAACTAAAATAGTTTATGATTGTCTTATAAGCGGGTATGGTGTAGCGGTAACACGCCATCCTTCCAAGTTGGAATCACCGGTTCGAACCCGGTTACCCGCTCTTGGTAGTCCCTAGCGATTAACTAGGTAGACGCCAAAGGAAGTTAAGTCAAAGAAACGAGACAAGCAGACAATGCCCTTTGAACTGGTGTAAGTCCAGTAACTTCCTTTATTCCCCTGTAGTTCAGTCGGTAGAACGGAGGACTGTTAATCCTTATGTCCCTGGTTCGAGTCCAGGCGGGGGAGCCTAAGGGCGATTAACTCAGCGGTAGAGTGGCACGTTTACACCGTGTACGTCGGCGGTTCGATCCCGTCATCGCCCACTTGCATAAATACTCAAAAAAGAGTATAATGGAAAAACTTTATAAGATTCTATCTGATACTCAAGCAAGCCTTTTTGTTTTATTTCAAAAGACTTGGGTTTATCATTGGCATATTACTGGACCTGATTTTTATCAAATTCATACTTTGTTTGGAGAACAGTATAATGCCCTATTTGAAGAGATAGATAGAGTATCGGAACATATTAGATTTTTAGGAGCAAAACCTGTTAGTGCTTTGTCTAGAGTTTCTGAGGTTTCTAAAATTTCGGAAGCAAAAAGTGGATTAACAGAAATGGAAATGATTCAAGATTTACTTGATGATCATAAAACCATTATTGAAATGTTTAATGAAGCAGCAGAAATTTCTGAAGAATTGAAATCTAGAGGAACAACAAATCTTTTAGATGATTTAAATGAAGCACATGGTAAATTTATTTGGTTCTTAAGGTCTTTTACAGAATAAGACAGGGATGAAGAAAAATGATTTCTATAAGATGCAAAGATTGTAATAAAGAAATAATAGGACACCATTCAAAAACAGTAACTTGTGGTTGCCCTAATATGGCAACAATACGTGGAGATAAGATTTCAGCCCTTGACCTATCAAGAGTTGTTATGTTAAACTCTATTCAGAAAGAACAAAAATCAAATGTTCTGACTTCACAAGATATTGCCTGGCAAGAGGCAAGACGCCAACGCAAAGTAAAGCGTTTGGATTTTGAGGTTCGCTGAACCTCCCACTGGAAAGGTGGTCGAGTGGTTGAAGGCTCTAGTCTTGAAAACTAGCGATGTGAAAGCATCCGTGGGTTCGAATCCCACCCTTTCCGTTTAGAAAAGTTACAAATTTAATATTTTCTTCAACAGTGTTACGGTATGAACACAAAAAGTTGACTTTGAAATACCTGTGATTAGTATATAATAGTATCACAGGGACAAACCTATGGATCAACACACCTACGATAATTGGGTGAAGATCAAGGCAACTTTTGAAGCCTCTGGCAACACCGATAATATGTTTTACTATAGAGCTTGTGAAATCGTAAAAACTAAAAGAGATCCTCTTGCAAAATTTCTTGGAGACGAGAAATGATGTACGAACAAGAAGAATTTATTACACGTTCTGAAGTTCAGGAGATGATCGATGCAGCAATACGACGACACAACCGTAATGCTTCTATCATTAGTATGTGCGTCGGTTGGGTGGTTCTTGCTTTATTTGCTGAGGGACTGTTGAGACTTGTGGGTGTAATTCCGCCATTACTTCCATGGCTCAAAATTACCCTGAACTAATTTTTTTGGTTCCTTGGTTTGTTCTTGTGGTGATTGCACTTACTATGTTTGTGCAAGGTTGGATGATTATGAATGCTCATCGTGGGTATTCAAAAAGTCCAAAGGTAAAACATCCAGAATTAAACGACGTTAAAGCAGGAGATCCTTTACTAGTGGTTAAATTCACAGAAGAAGATTTACAAGAACTGCACCAAAGAATTCTCCAACAGAAAATGGATGAACTCTTTGAAGAACCATCTACTTACGAGGATGAGGAAGATGACTAAAACGCTTTTAACTTTAACGCTCATTTACGGTTCAACCATGGCAATTTGGATTGTCTGGGGACTTAATCACGCATATCCAGGAGTTTTATGAAAGTAGGATTAATCGGACTCGGACGGATGGGAGAAGGAATGTCCCGTCGTATGATGAAAGCAGGCATCGAAGTCTGGGGTTATCGAAGGAATTATGAAAAAGCAAATGAATCCTTTGAAAAAGGATTTGTTAATGGAATTACAACTGATATTGAAAGTCTTGTTAAAGTAGTTAAACATAAAACCACTGGTGGTATGCAACCAGGAATATTTCAAATGGTTGTACCAGCAGAAACTGTAGAGGAGACGATCAATGAGTTACTACGATATTGTAGTGAAGGAGATATTATTATTGATCATGGCAATAGCAATTTTAAAGACAGTCGGAAAAGAGCAGAACGTCTGGCAAAACTTGGTATCCAATATATTGATTGTGGTACTAGCGGTGGTGTTTATGGTTTGGATCGTGGATACTGTCTTATGGTTGGCGGGGGAAATACTGCGGTCGCCACTTGTTCGCGCATTTTTGATGCCCTCTCTCCAGGAATCGCCGCTGCCCCAAGGACTCAATTTGACTCGGATGTAACCTCTGCTGAGTTTGGTTGGTTACATTGTGGTGGACCAGGAGCAGGACACTTTGTAAAAATGGTCCATAATGGAATCGAATATGGCATTATGCAGGCATATGCCGAAGGATTCAATATTCTCAAGAATGCTAATGCAGGTGCTCAATATGTCAAAGAAGGAGACGCAGAGGTTGCCCCTATGTCAGATCCTGAATCCTATTGTTATGATATTGACGTTGCTGAAGTTGCTGAGTTATGGCGTCGCGGTAGCGTTGTTGGTTCTTGGTTACTCGATCTTACTGCTGATGTGCTACGCAGCGATGGTAGCCTTAAACGCTTCTCTGGAGGAGTATCCGATAGCGGTGAGGGTCGTTGGACTGTTTCTGCCGCTGTGGACCTGGGGGTTCCCGCTCCTGTTATTACTACGGCACTATTTGAAAGATTTAACTCACGCAATCTTGGATCATTCGGAGCAAAAATCTTGAACGGAATGCGTTATATGTTTGGGGGTCATCATGTTAGATAAAGCACTTTTATTTGTTGCTATTCCATTTGTATTATCTACACTCTATTTCGGAACAAGAGGAGGATATTATGACTCCAAAGACTATAAAGGAAATGGAACCGCACATTAGGCAGAGATATTGGTTCGCAATGTCTGCTTTTTCAAGAATGTATGGTGTAAAGACTGCTGCTAATGATATACATATTAAACAGTTTTGTATTGAGTGGTCATATTGGGATGTTCATTCCCCTTTACAGGGGCTTGACGAAACGGACCAATACTTCTATTATGAATACAAGAACTGGAGAGGAAGATGATTTTTCATCTTGTTGAAACATTAGCAGCAAGTCCTTTTTTTCTTTTTCTTTGTGGATGTGGGTTGACAATCGTACCATTTGCTGGTATTATGTACATACACAGACACAAATAACCGGGTTTAGCGCAGTTTGGTAGCGCATCTGCTTTGGGAGCAGAGGGTCGCAGGTTCGAATCCTGCAACTCGGATCATAAAACTTCACTTTATGAAAATGTATCCAGAACTTTCCGATCTCCAAAAGTTTACAGTTCAAGAGTTTCAAGAAGATTTTGACACACTAATAGAAAGAGTAGAAAACGGGGAATCATTTATCATTACTGATGGAGATAGAAGCGCAGTGATAGTTCCATACAACGAAACCATAAAGTTTGCAGTAGAATCTGATGTGGATGACGATGTAATACGAATACACACCGACCACGAAGAAGGTTCTTGACACAGAGTTCCAGGTCCTCTACAATAGACCTGGTTCAAGGGAGTATAGCTTAATGGTTAGAGCGGGCTCCTTATAAGGGCTTAGTCTGGGTTCAACTCCCAGTATTCCCATCCACTATCCTAGTTATAAATAGATAGTGTTACTTTTTCGACTATAATGGCAAAAAGACCTACTTGGACTGATGAACAATTAATAGAAGCTTTGCCAAAATGTAATAGTTTTAGTGAAGTAGCGACATATCTGAATATGTCAAGAGCAACTAATTCTCTTCTAAAAAAAAGATCTATAGAGTTGAATTTAAACTTTAGTCATTTTAGAAATTCTGGATATAATCCTTTACCATTAAACGAAGTATTGGTAAAAAATAAAGAAACATCTTCACATAGACTTAAAAATCGTCTAATAACAGAAGGTCTAAAACAACATAAGTGCGAATCTTGTGGAATAACTGAATGGATGGGAAAATTGGCACCAATAGAATTGGATCATATTAATGGAAATCCGAGTGATAATCGTTTAGAAAATCTTCGTATTCTTTGTCCTAATTGTCATGCACAAACTCCTACATATAGATCTAAAAATAAAAAATAATTTTCTATTTCAATTATCAAACGCTCGTTTAGCTCTCTGGCGAAAGCGCGGTCCTCATAAGACCTGATAGACTGGTTCGATCCCAGTAACGAGCATAGGACAGAAACTCTACTGTCCATCTTGACTTCTCCAAGTCAAACCCTTATAATACTAAGGTCAACATTCAAAACAATGACTCTCACAGCAAAATTCAAGAAAGACATCCAAACTCTTCGTGGAGCAGCAAACGGTGACTTCTACCTTGATGTAAAGAATCCGAAACTTTATAAGAAGGTTCGTCGTTTCTATGAGAACGAAGGTGTAGTATTCTCTGGTGATCCTCTAGATGACTATGAAATGCTTATGGAATATGTCCTTGCAGATCTTGAATCAGTTGAGGTTGCATGATGAAAAATCTAATCAAACTTGAGTATCAATACGCAGAATTTCCAAATGTTGTTTTGCGTAAGTTCTTTGAGACACAAGAACAAATTGATACGTTTAAACAACAACATTTGGATTATATTTACATCAACTAATGGCAACTAAAGTTCTTTTGGAACGTGAAGGATATCGCTTTGTGGAAGTTGGTATTCTTGAAATCAACGGTAAACCTGATTACCGTATGCAAAAACAGAATGAGTACACTAAACGCTGGAATGACATTTATCTTTTTGATAATGGTCTACAATGTACTACTGCAATGGAAGACATTGAGTATGCAAAATGGTTAGATCCTGACAGAGTTCCTTGTTATGTTAAAGATTAGAGACAAGTACATTTTTTTAAAAAAAAGAGCATTAAGTAATTTAGAATGCGGAGAAATTATTAATTACATTGATTCCTCTGATCTTACTAAACGAGAAAATATTTACTACTCTAAACCATGTTCAATCTATAATACTCCTCATCAATTTTTAGTTAAGTGTTTGCGTGCTTGTATAAAAATGTATGTCAAAAAACATCCATTTTTATCTGAAGTATGTGATCCATGGAAAATAGATGAGTATTATAATCTTCAAAAATACTATCCGGGAATGTCATATTCTGGAGAACATATGGAGAATGGTAAAAGTAACTTTGATTCAAAAAGACTACTTGCTTGGATGATTTACTTGAATGATGTTAAGGATGGTGGACAAACATATTGGCCACAACAAAAGTTTAAAGCAAATCCAAGAGCAGGAAATCTGTTAATATGGCCTTCAGGATGGACACATAGCCATTATGGAATTGTTTCAAATAGAGAAACAAAATACATTTCAACTGGATGGTGTTCTTTTGTATAGTAAATAGTCACGGATGGACTTTAACAGCACTGGTCGGGAGCAAAACCCCTTATGTCTAAATCTGATTTGCTTCGGTGGATTGGAAACATTCTTCTCATAATTGGTTATCAAACTATGCTATGGGGAGAATTTAAATATGGTTTAATGATAAAAGTTGTTGGGGGATTACTCACAGTACCTTTTGCAATTAAACTAAAACTTTGGGATGTATTATTCTTATGTGCATTCTTTGGTATTACCGAGATATCAAAGTTAACCCAACTTTTCTTAGTTTCACAAAACTAAGTGGTGGAGTCAAGTATGACCCCTATGAGTTTCTTGCTTCTCTCAAGAGCAAGTGGTGCGGATGGGGAATTCTTTCTCCGCCTGGTTTCTTGCCTCCAGTCAAAGGGCAAGTGGCGAGCCTGAATTTATTAAGAGGAGTTGCATAAACTCCTCTTTTTTTGTATAATATATAC